TATTGAAGTTGTTGTAGAGAATAAAGGTAGAGATTATAATTCACCCCCAAATTTACAAATTAATGGTAGTGGTGTAGGTGCAGTTATAACACCTATTTTAAAAGTAGTTGATCTTAATGGAAATAGTTCATCTGTTGGTATTGGAACAACTATCAATTACGTTATAGATTCGATTAAAATAATTCATGAAGGAGCTGGATATGGAAAATCAACCACTTCTATAGATGTTGTAAATTCAGGAACAGATTGCAAAACTCGTTCCAATATTAAAAAATGGAATATTAATTTATTTGAAAAATATTATCAATCTCAACAAATAACGGATGATGATGGAATTGTAAAAGATGGTAATATTGAATTGCAATATAACCACTTATATGCTCCTAGAAAATTAAGACAAACTGTTTATGCGACTAATCAAGAAGGTCAATCTTTATATGGTGAACCAGATTTAAGAAAGGTTAATGGTCAAGAAACTGAATCAGACAACCATTCTCCAATTATTGGTTGGGCGTATGATGGTAATCCAATATACGGACCTTATGGATATGTTAAAAATGCTGGAGGCACGGTAACTCAGATGAAATCTGGGTATATTGAAGAAGCTTCAATTAAGGAAAATAGACCATCTTTAAGTTCTTTTCCTCCAGGTTTCTTTATAGAAGATTACACATATAAAGCAGTAAGTGATCAAAGTGTTTTAGATGAAAATAATGGAAGATTTTGTGTAACTCCACAATTCCCAAGTGGAACATACGCCTATTTTACAACTATTGAAAATGGTGGTCCTGAACAGGGAGGTCAATTCAATACTTTTAAATTACCAGTATTCCCTTATTTAATTGGTCATAATTACTATTCTACTCCAAATGATTTTAATTTCTTAATTTCATCAAATCAATCTGATTATGATTTGGATGGTAGTAAGTGGTGTAGAAATACTACTCCATATAATTTAATCTATAAAGGTGAAGCATATTATCCATATATGCCTCTTCCAAATAACCTATCCCAAAGTATTGATGTTGTGGGAACTCAACCTGGTGTTTTAGAGAGTATTGGAATTGAAACTGGTGGTAAAAATTATCAAGTTGGGGATAAGGTAGTATTTAATAATCAAGGTACTAGAGGATATGATGCAGGTGCTAAAGTTTCACGACTTCTTGGTAAACCAGTAAGTAGTGTAAGTGCTGCTACTAGTAGTATAACAAACGTAGAAATCTATCCTTCAAATAAAAAAGGAATCTATAGTATTGTTTCTACAGAACCTCATCAATGGGTTAATAGGGATATTATTACAGTTACTGGGTTATCTACAACTTCTTCTGAAATTGGTGGTGTTTATAATGCTGGAATAAGTTCTACTAAACTTAATGTAGTTGGATTAGGAACTACTGCTGTTGCTATTGGAACTGATGGTGCTACAGGTATAGTAACTCATATTAATGTTCGTGGAGATTTATCAAAACTTCAATCTAATGATCTTTTAGGAATTGGAACAGAAACTGTACAATTATTAAATGTAGAACCTATTCTTTCAAGAATTAGAGTTTTAAGAGCTCATAATGGAGTTACAGGAGTTTCTCATACAGTAACTTCAGAAATTCTTGAAAAACCAAGAAGACTTACTATTAATTCTGGATTTAGTTCTGATTATGATTATAGAGTAAATAATCAGGTTTATTTTAACCCAGTTGATTCAGTAGGATTGGGTACAAGATCAGGAGTTGGTATTGGAACTACAGTTGTATTCAGCAATCCTGGAATTGGACTAACTCAGAAATTTATTCAAACAAAAGCAATTTATCTTCCTGATCATGGATTAAAGACAGGTGATAAATTAACATATTCTCCTAATCAAGGAGAAGGTCTTAATATTAGATGGGATGGATCAGATGCTGTTTATACGGGGATCAATACATTAACTAATGGTGAAACAGTTTATGCTGCTGTTATTACTGAAGACTTAGTAGGTATATCCACTGTTAAGGTAGGTTTAGGTAGTACAGGTACTTTTGTCGGTATTGCAAGCACACAGAGAGGTAGTACAACAGTATTCTTCTCTGGACTTGGTACTGGTGTTTACCATAGTTTTAAGACTAATTATGATGTTATTACTGGAGAAATTCGTAGAACAACTGCTACAGTTTCAACGGGAGAAACTCATGGTTTATTAAACTATGAAAATGTTTATATGAATGTTGTTTCTGGACTTACAACAACAGTTAACGTTAAGTATAATGATTATAATAGAAGAATGGTACTTGATCCCAAATCATTTACCGCCGTTGGAGTTAATACCACCACTAATGCAATTACAATAAATGATCATGGATATAAAACGGGAGATAAAGTTATTCACACTTCAACAACTCCTGTTGGTGGTTTGGATGATAATGGAATTTATTATGTTGTAAGAGTTGATAGTGATAGTTTTAAATTAACTAATACTGAATTTGATGCAAAAGAACCAAAACCAAATATAATAGGTTTTACTAGTACTTCTACAGGAACAATAAATCCTATTAATCCACCCTTAAAAGTATACAGAGATTCTATTGTTGAATTTGATCTTACAGATGCATCTTTGGGATATGTTGCACAGTCTACTAATTATCCAGCATTTTTATTAAATTTTTATAGTGATAAAAATCTAACCAAAAAATGGGACACTTCTCCAGAATCTACTACTTTTAATGTTACAAGAAATGGAACTGCAGGAGTATCGACTGATGCTAAAGTAACATTATTTGTTACTAAAGATATTCCAGAAACATTATATTATACTTTAGATCCTATTATTGAAAGTACTTTACCAATAGTTAAAAAAGATATAATTGTAGATAAAGAAGTTTTGAATGGTAGTGAAGTACAACTTAGTAATAGTGATTATAGTGGTAAGCAAAGAGTTACAATAGGTTCTACAAATGAATTCTCATATACTTTAAGAGAAGCACCAGAAAGACTTTCTTATGGTACTACCTCATTTATTTCATATAAAACTGACAGTTTAACTGCATATGGTGCTATTTCAGATTTTGAAATAGTGAGTAAAGGTAACAATTATTATAGTCTTCCAGGTATTTCTACTATTAATACAGAAGATGGAACTGGCGCTATTATTGAAGCAAGAAGCCTTTCAGTAGGAAAAATTAAAAAATTGAAGATTAAAGATATTGGATATGATTTTCCATCTGATAGCACAATAAAACCTGATGCTGCTTTACCTCAGATTATTAAAATAAATTCTTTAATGTCTATTGAATCTATTGGAATAACTTCTTTTGGAAGAGGATATATTTCTGCACCAGATTTAATTCTTATAGATGGAAAAACTGATAAACCAGTTTTAGATGCTGATTTAAAATATACTCTAGGAAATCCTGAAATAGAAATCCTTAAGAATACTAAGGGTATTAGTAATTCACCTGCAAAGATTATTACTGATAAGAATAGTAATGGAGTTGGAATTTCTACTGTTGGATTTAATACAGAAAATTATGATGTAACAATACAATTATCCGTCGGATTTAGCACTGATGATACCTTCCCAATTGATATTGGTGATAAGGTCTTTATAGAGGGTGTAGGTGTAGGTGTAGGAACGACTGCGAGAGGATATAATTCTTCAGAATATGATTACAAACTTTTTACTATAACAGCAGTTGATCAAAATTATGGTGGTATTGGAACTGTTACGTATAATCTTTCAGATTATTTTGTAGGAGAAGCTCCTGGATCCTCACCAGGTACTTATGATTTTATCAATTCTTCCGCAAGAATTGTTCCTGAGAAGTTTATGCCAACCTTTGATATTTCATTAAAACCTAATGATTTTGCTATAGGTGAATCTGTTGAAGGATCTATTAGTAGCACTAGAGGAACTGTTCAAAATTGGAATCCAAACACTGGTATTTTAAGAGTTACTAATACTGATGGATTTGTAACTAATGATATTTTAAAAGGATTAAGTACAGGCACTCAGGGACTTGCTTCATCTATAAAAACCTTTGATTCTTATATAAAATTAAACTCAACTTCTAGGGTAGAAAAAGGATCTGAAACTGATTCTGGATATCTTAATTCAAATTTACAAAGAGTTCAGGATAGTGATTATTATCAAAATCTTTCTTATTCATTAAGTTCTAGAATTGATTATGAGACATGGAATGATCCTGTTTCTTCTTTAAATCATACTTTGGGATTTAAGAAGTTTTCAGATTACCAATTAGAGTCATCTGCTTCTGCTAAGGTTGGATTATCTACTGAATTAAGTAGTGTTTCTGTAGTAAATGATCTTTATGGTATTGGTAATTTAAATTGTGTATATGATTTTGATTTAGTAACTGAAAATGCTTTAAATATTAATGAAAATGATTCCGTTTCTGATGAAATAACGTTCTCAAGTAGAATATTACAAGATTATTCCGAATCAGTTGGAAACAGAGTTGTTTCTATTGATGACTTTAGTGGTACATTTAATAGTAATCCAAGAGCAACAAGATTTAGCACTGTTGCTAGATGGACTTTAGCAGATAGGAGAGCAGTAAAATATATTACATATGTAAGAGACAAAAGATTTGGTGCTCAAAGGCAATTAATGATTGCTGATATTATTCATGATAGTGTCTTTGGTTATATTAATCAATACGGTAGAATTGAAACACATTATGATCAAGGAGATTTTGATTTTGCTATTTCTGGTAGTGATGGTATTTTAAATTTCTATCCTACCAAATATTCTATTAATGATTATTTTGTTGCAAGTATTTCTTACAATCTTGATGATAATTTATTAAGTACTGGTAGTACTATTATTGGTAGATCGATAGTTGACTCTGAGAGTGTTACGATAGGAACTGGAACTGGAACAACAACAATTGTAGGTATTGCAAGCACCTTTAGATCTGCTAAAGTAATTATTAATATCAACCCTGATATTAGTGGTAAAGAACATGAATATAATCAATTGAACATCATTCATAATGGAACTGATGTTGAATTGATGGAATATGGTAGATTGACCACTGTTAATAGTTCAGAAGCAATTGGTGGTTTAGGAACTTATCGTGGTTATATTGACGGAACAGAATTGAAGGTTGATTTTATTGCTAATCCTAGTGTTGGTATAGGAACTACTGGAGTTATTAACACCATTCTTGTTGGTATGGCAGATTCTGCATATAGTGGTATCGGAACAGTTGATCTTAAACATGCAAAATTAGAATCTAGAACAACTGAAATTGCTTCTTCATCTTCACCTGGAATTAATACTATTGGTCAATGGCCAGTTGAATATGAAGCAGGTTATGGAGTTATTCAAGTTACTGATGCAACAAATCAAGCTTATGAAATGTTTGAATTTGCTGCAGTTACTGATTACGTATCAGAGACATCAACAGAAACTTTTGATATAGAATTTGGTAACGTTGGTTCTAATGTTTCTGCAAGTGGACTTGGAACTTTTGGAACAAAAGTATCTTCTGCAGGAACAGTTTCATTACTCTTTACTCCTGTAGCAAGTATTAATGCACAAGTTAATTTGTATATGAATGCTGTAAGAATACAGGATGATACTAAAGATACTATTGACTTTAATAATGGAACTATAGAAAGTGGTTTTGGTGAATATACAGGAACTGAAAGTGCTGTATTAAGAGCATTTGGATTATCACATAAAACTGATCCAATCTTTAGAAAACCATTTGATGGTAGTAATACTGGTGTAATTGATACTACAAACAATTCTATCAATTTACCAAATCATTTCTTTGTTAGTGGTGAAGAATTAGTATACACTAATCCTGGCGCTGGTTATACGATGGCAATTGGTGTTGCCAGCACAGATGGATTTGTTGGTGTTGGTACAACTACTTTATTACCAAGTAAAGTATATGCAGTTAAGGTTGATGATGAAACCATTAAGCTTGCAGAGAGTGTGTCTAAGGCACTTAAGACCGTCCCAGAGGTCGTTGATATCACAAGTGTAGGTATTGGAACTTCTCACTGTTTTAATGCCGTTAATCTCAATAACAAAGCTATAATTTCTTTGGATAACATTATTCAATCCCCTATAGTTTCAACTGCAGTAACGACTCATTTGACGGATCAAGTATTTACTACTGATGATCTTATTGATTTTGCAGGAATTACCTCATTCTATGGAGGTGATCTAGTCAAGATTGGTAATGAAATAATCAGATTAGATTCTATAGGTGTTTCTGGAGTTGATACTAGAATTAGAGTCAGAAGACCTTGGGCAGGAACTACTTTAGCAGGATATGGAACAGGAACTTTAGTTACTAAAGTAGATGGTAATTATAATATTGTTGATAATACAATAAACTTTGTAGAAGCACCTTATGGTAATGTTCCTTTAAGCACTTCTACAAATCCACCAGATTCTAGAGATTGGACAGGAATCGCAACTGGTTCTAGTTTTGAAGGAAGAACTTTCATGCGTACTGGTGTTCCCGATACAGCAAACGAACCATACTATAGAAATTATGTATTTGATAGTTTATCTTCACAATTTAATGGGCAAAGATCTGAGTTTACATTAAAATCAGATGGATCTAATGTTAGTGGAATTGTTACTGATACTGCAATTATTCTTATTAATGATGTATTCCAAACTTCAGGAACATCTAATGAATACACTATAACAGAAGATTCTACTGTTGGTGTAACTACAATTTCATTTACTGGTACTGGAAGTTCTACATCTGATGTAAATGTAGGTAATTTACCTAAAGGTGGAATACTTGTTTCTGTAGGTTCTAGTGAAGGATTTGGATATCAACCTTTAGTGGCTGCAGGTGGAACTGTTACTGTTGCTGCTGGTGGTACTATTAAGTCTATTAGTATTGGTAATACTGGTTCTGGTTATAGAGCAGGTATTCAAACAGTTAATGTTGGTATACAAACTCTAAGTCGAGATGGTACAAATATAATTGGAATAGGAACAGCACAAATTACAACTGGTAATATTACAGGAGTTGCGGTCACTAATCCAGATCATATATTCTATTCCACTAGAAGAGTGGCAAATGTTGGAT